CCTTCGTTGAGGGTGTCCACGCTGATAGCCCCCGCCGTCCCGGTGTTCTTGTGCCCGGCGGTGTGGAAAAGTTCCTTGTCGTCGGAGAGCTTCGGGTTCGCGTTCAGCAGCTCGTAAGGCAGAGCCGCCACGGTCCGTTTCGCTGCGGCGCCGAGTTCCTTCATAACGTCTGAGAACACGGAGAGGTCGTCATTGATGATGGTCTGCCGGGTGAGGGCGAACATGTCTCCGAACGTCCCGATCTGGACGGTCTCGTGCCCCTCTGCCCGCTCGGTGAATTTGTATTCCTCCCCCTCTTTCAGTGCACGCAGTGTCCCGAACGCTCCGACACCGATGAGGGTCTGAACTTTGAAATCAGGCACGGAACCGACGCCGCACCACTCCCGCCACGTCTCGGGAGTGTCATTCCAGCCCTCCAACATGGCCTTGTTCGCGATTGCGCCGCAGATGTACGGGAAATCAGACGTGCTCATGGCCCTGGAGAGCCACGCCATGGGGTCGCCGCGCCGTGTGTCTCCTGCCCGGGACAGGCACCGGTCAGCGATCATCAGGAAGCTCATTCCGGCAAAATCGTTCCGCTCGGCGTTGTCACTCTTGAGTCCGCAGCGCTTGGAAATGCCGTCCACAACGGCGGAGCGGAACTTGTCGCGCTCATCGGTCTCGATATGCGCGGTCCCGACCTTCGTTGCCTCCTGCTTCTGCGCCAGAGAGTCGAGGATAGCCCCCCGCACCTGCTCCACGGTCTGTCCGCCGTCAATATACGGCGTGGCGTCAATTTCAAATCTCTTGCAGGCCTCCATAATCTCCCGCACGCGATCCCGCTCCGCACGGGAACCCTCGCTCCGGACCTCATTCAGGTCAGGAGTTTCCACAGCCATTTCTTCCTTTACCGGCATTTGTGTACCCCCTTCGTCATTTTGTGTATCAAGAGAGCGCCCCACGCCGACGGATGAGTCAGCGGGAACGCTTACAATGGAGATTTCGAGCGGCTCCCATTTCGTAGCCGTCTCCCGGGCAAGGCGCCCGTCTGTCGGTTCAGTGATCTGCCACTCGTGGACGAAATAGCCCACAGAGACGCCGCGCATGATGCCCTTCTGCACCTTCTGGAATACGGCGTCGCTGTCCGCGTCGTCATCGAACCGGACCAGGGCGCGGCCTTTGTTCCCGTCCAGCCAGGCCTTTTCAACCGCTCCTACGGGGAGCTTTCTGCTGTCGTGGTTGACCAGGACAACGCCGATTTCCGTGAGCCGCTGAAGGTCCACAGCCCCCGGCTCGTGCGATAGGACCTCCTCGTAGTAGCGGTTTTCCCACCAGTCGAAGCGCTTGTAGGGCATGTCGCTAGAAAACGAGAGCTCCACCGTGCGCTTTTCGGCGTCGATGGAGCCCCCAATGCTCAATTCACGGAAAAACGGCTCTCTCCGCCGCTCCTCCGGCTTTTTTTGCCGCGCTCATGTCATTCCTCCTTCTCATCTGCCGATAGTTCCTGCGGCGGCAATTCACCGAGTTTCACGCCCAGCTCCTCGGCGTACTTCTGTTCGCGTGCCCGCTGCCGGAGCACCTCCTGCCAATCCAAACCCTTTGCGCCGCATATTTCCTCCAGGGTAGAGGCTCCGATCTGCATGGCTTCGCTGGATGCCCGGACCTCTTTCAGCGGGTCGACCCATTCCCATCCGGGTGTGATCCATCGGGCGCTAACGTACCGCTCGCGCTTGCCGTAAAAATCAGAGACTTTCAGGAGACCTGCGAGAACGATGGATTCCACGAATGCCTCCCAGATAGGCCGGCAGAAGTGCTCCACCATGTAGCGCTGGAAAGTCGCAAATGTTTTCCTGTCCTCGAGATGCCCCTGCCTTGCGGATGAGTAATTAACCTGGCTCATGTCCCGGGAGGAGACCTCGTAGGATGTCCCCATGCCGGCTCCAGCCAGCCGCTGCTGCAGAGATAAAAACTCCTTCGCCGTCGCCTGCGGATGGTCCGGCTTTGCCTCGACGACGTCCTCTCCGATACCTAGGTACTGAATCATCCCAGGTACTATCTCCTGCACAGGCTTCCCGTCGCTTCCGGCGTCCATACGTCCAACGAACCCTCCAGGGGAAGCCTTGCGGATGAAGATGGCGAAACATGCCGCTATCCGAGCCGCCATCAACTCAGCATCTATGAATTCCTTCGCGTCTTTGACGCGCTGCATAATGGGGGCCAGTTCGCTCACACCGTGGATCTGTGCGGCCCGCCGTCTGTCGTAGAGATGGATCACCTCCTGCGCATCAACGCGCACGGGGTCTTTAGCCAGGTCCATAGGATCCGGGCGGAACCAGTACGCAACGGGCTTTAAAAACTCGTCCACCTCTATCCCCTGGTAGACCTTATGCCCGGCGTTTTCCGTGACCATCGTATCCAGCTGATCAGTTTCGAGAATCTGCAGCCGGAGCGGGAATTTCTCCCCCTTCAGCCAGATCTTCCGGATGAATACCTCGCCGTCCACGATCCTCCTCCGTAGAACCAGTCCCTGGAGTTCGGCGAAGGATGAACATCCGACAATGTCGCAGTTTCCAGGTCGGCTCCATTCCCTCCAGAGTTCCTCGATAGAGTCGTTTTTTTTCTCGTCTTCCTGTCCTCCAGCTTTTATTACGTGGGCTTGTGGAATAATTCCCTGAGATCCGATGGAGTTTCGGAGGATAGCCCCCAGAGCAGATACAATGATGTCTGAATTCCTCTCAAGATCCCTGCCGCGATCGATGAGGAGCTGCCGTTCTGGTTTGTCGATCTCCTCCGGTGCTCTCCCGGTGACAGGTCTCCATCCCCCCTGCGGCCTGTCGAGGCTCGCCCCGTCGTACGCCGCCAGGCGCTTGATCCAGTTCCATAGTTTCCTGATCATCGTCCCGGCCATACCGCATACGCTGTAGTCCCATAGCTTTCACCAGCGATCTGCCCGCGTAGGAAATCGATCCTCGACTGGATGACAGGGAGATCCGCGCGGCGCACTACACGCCCTCCTATCCGATACTCCTGGGCGAGAAGTACTGCTTGAAGTGCCTCTTCGTAAAGTGCCAGTTCCTCTGTATTCGTCAAATGGCCTTCA